AAAGAGGGAGCTATATTACCTTTTTCAACTTGTTGATAAACTCTAAAAACACTTTCTGCTGCAGGTAAAGTTAGGTCTCCTCCTGCTTCAGATTTTACATAAGCATCTGCGTATCTTGAAACATTTATTCTATCTAATTCACCTGGTCCAAACTGAACACCCTCTAATTCTTTTTTCAATAATGATCTGTAACCCTCTGCTTCAGTTTTAAAGAATCCAGACTCAACACCACGTTTAACTTTTTTCTCTAACGCACTTAGGTCCTCTTCACTCATAGATTCTATTACAGATTCTAATAAATCTTTATCCTCAGATCTCTCTTGTACTTTCATAGCTTGGAAAGTTTTTAGTGGTTCTTTTGCAGCCTGTGCAGCTGTAGCAATTAGTCCACCTCTAGGTGAAGCAGATGCTAAATTTAAACCAAACTGAGTTAAAAAACTAGACATAGGCAGTGCTGATTTGCCTAATAATGATTCTGACAAAGCTCTTCTTCTTTCAAATTCTGATTTAACATCATCATCACCTTCTTTTAATTCTTCTAAATTAAAATTATCTTTGTTTTTTTTGCCCTCTCCCATAGCCTCTAACAACATTAAGTTTTCTGTATCCTCTACATTTACATTTGACTCATCTTTTGGAGCAAACTTTTTTCTATTAGTATTAATTATATCCAAAGCGCCTTTTGAAATTTCATCTTGTTCACCGTAAGGAAAAAACTTATCTTTTACAGTTACACCAGGTACAAACTCTTCTTCAGATTTAGGCACCGCATCAAGAATACCCGCCTCTTCTAGTTGCTTGTCATCATATCCTGTTTCTTCATCATAATCTAAAAAAATAGGTGGCTTTGTTCCAGAGCTAAAACCTTTTCTTGGTTTATCTAATCCTGTCATAATACCATCAGAAGATGATCCACCTATTCTAAACATTGGTCTTTTTAATATTCTGTTTATCATTAAAATTTACCTGTTATGCCTCCGTATATACCTGCAAGTGTTGAACCAACACCAAGTGCTGTTTGTAATGGTGTCGGATTAGGTATGTTTGTTGTTGATGTTCCTGTTCCTCTCATACCACCCATGATACCAGTTGTAATATCCGCAAATCTATTTAACTCCTCTTGTGGTGCAAAGGCAGCTTGTCTTACTGCTTCTCTTTGTGCATCTAGTTGTGCCTGTGCTTGTGCTTGGTTAATCGCGCCCAATTGACCTAAACGTGAAATATCTGTTCCTTGTAATGCTTGTTGCTGTGCACCTAACTGTGCTTGTTGACCAGCTAATCCAGATCTAAATTGACCTAATCCTTGTTGCGCTTGTGCTAGTCCAAACCTGTTTGCAATATCTTGTTGTCTTGCTTGCATTGCTTGTCCAAAACCTTGTTGCAAGAGACCGGCTTGTAATAAAGCTCGTTCTCTCGCAGCCCCTGTGCCAAACTCTGCGAGTTGCACTCCCGCTCGGCCTGCACCGAGCGCACCCAAAGCTGCTTGTTGATCTCTGATCTGTTGTTCCTGTACTTTTTTGTTACGATCAAATTCATCTAATGTTGCTTGTATAACTTGAGATTGAAACGGAGACATAAAATCACTTACTTGTTGTGTAGTTGGTGCCCCTGTTTGTATTCCCGATAATTGTCCAAGAGCCGCGGTTCCTAATCCACTAGCGACTGCCGCTTCTGTTTGTGCTCTTTGTAAAGCTGGTTGAAAAGAACCTAGCCCTGCAATAGCTCTTGCTTGTGCTGCTTGTTGTAATGCATCTTGTTGTGCTACTTGTGGTGCAAGTCCTGCTAAACTTTGCTGTCTAGTTGTAAAAGCTCTCGCAGCATCTTGTCTTGCTTTAAAACCAGCATCTGTTTCTCCAGCTTGTCTTGTAATTCCTGCAAGACCAGTTGCTACAACAGGTACTTGTTGTAATCCTAATGTTTGTTCAGCTAATTTTTTACCTATATCTTCTACAAAGGGTGCCGGTCTATTTATTACGGTTTCTGTAGCCATTATAATACTTCCTCTAATCTTTTTGATGTTTGAAACATTTCTCTAGCGCCATCTAAGCCTTGCGATTCTTCTGATACTTCACCTCCGGCTTCAAGGTTTTTCATCATGTTATACATAACTTCTGCGCCTTTGTCCACATCACCTTCTCCTGCATTTCTAACAGCTTCAGCTGTAAAAACAAACTCATTCTTAGATAGTCTGGCTGGAACATCATCAGCCTTTTCCATTCTACCTATTGGCACAAAACCTCCATTATCTCTTAAATCCATTTCTTTACCACCCATATCTAATAATGGCATTGTTTTTTTAGCCACTGGTTCTTTAGATCCCTCTTGATAACCAATTCTACCACCATCAGCGGCTGTTTGTGTAAACTGAGTCCCTAATATTCTAGGAAACAAATCTGGATTAGGATTTAAACGACCTGTTGAATAATATGCTTCTGTGTCAAATTCATCTTCATCCTCTTTTGGAGCTGTTAAACCCGCTAACGCTGAAAGACCAGCTATACCTGCAAATACACCTTTGTCGGATAAATTAGCTAAACTAAATCCTTTATCTACATTTTTTAAAAAGAACTTTTTTAAAGCATCACCTTTTAAAAAACTAGGTAGACCACCGGACATTAAAAAAGGCGCTGCTAATATAGCAGCTTTACCAAATGGTGATTTAACAACTTTTTTAACAGCTCTTTTAGCACTTCTTAGTCCTTTTTTTAAACTCTTAGCTATACCACCTAAAAACATTTCTTGCCTTGCTACGTCCATAATTCCACCATCCATGGCACTTACTCTTCCACCATCTGCAAGATTTGTAAAATCAAATATAGATCCTCCTATTCTTGGTGATAGACCACCAAGATTTCTAGCTATTGCAGGATTTATTGGTGTATCAGGAGCTTTTTTACCTGTAAAACAATACGCAGGGGGATTAGGTCCTTTACATGGATCTGATTCATTTGAACGATCTTGACCCGGTTGTTGATAGAAAAGTGGATCTACGGGTTTACCCGTAATTGGATCAATGCCACCTTTACCCATTGTTAAATTAAAATAATTATCTATGTCACTTTGTTTTACACCGCCCGGTGTTTTACTTATTTCATCTAAAGTTTTTAATCTCTCTAATCCAGATAATACATTAGAAAAAGTAGGGTCCCCTTGAAATTTTTGTAAAATACCTGGTAATTCTATCCTAGTTGTTGCATCTGGGGTGCTAAAAAGTTCTGCTATAGATAAAGGTGTTCCTTTTTTCATTCTTTTAGATAAAGCTATCTCACCTAAGGCTCCTTTCATTATACTTTCGTTAAAATTTTCACCTAACCTTCTAGCGCTAGGATCCATATCTAGTATATCTTGCATTTTTCCAAAAAACTCTACTTGATCTTCATCTCTACTGTACGCATCTAATAAATCTTTTAATTGACTAACACTCAATCCGTAAGCCTGTGCAATACCTTGTGCTTTTTCTGTAAATTTACGATCTATAAATCGTTTATTTCTTAATCTTTTTTTTGCGTTAAATTTTTCTAGTGCGTTTAAATCTTTATTTTCATCTATTTTTTTTAAATTTTTATTGTATTCAATGACATTTTGTTGATTTCTATTTTGTAAAAAATTACCTCTGTCATCTGCTCCTCTCTTAACTATTTCTCTTACCTCTTTCATAGTAGGAACTCTTTTACCTTGAGTTCTCGCTACACTAGCTTGTTCTCTTAAATCGTCTCTTTCATTAAAACCACCTCCGGATTTATTTCCACTACCCATACCGCTTGTGTAAGATTCAAAGTCTCCTTCTAAAGAAGGTATACCACCAGGTCCTCTATTTGGTTTACCTTTTAATGATCCGTGTAAATTTTTCTTTATTAATAATTTTTTTTCTGCATCGGTAATGTATGCGAGTTTAGCTACTGGGTGTGTAGGTGACGATTTTGCAACTTTAGGCACAGTTACCATTTCAGATGGTTTAAAATTCATAACACCTGCTTGTTCCACAGGTTTTTTACTACCTTTTTTTAACATCTGTCTTGCTTGTTGTGCTCTAGTTATCGCCATCGGACCATCTTATTTTGTTTTACCGAATAAATCAAGACTCGGCATTATTATCCTCACGTCTTTTCTTATGTCAGACTCAGGTATACCCTTAGCCTTCCACTCTTCATCGTTCTTATATTTTTCACCTGTTTTAAGGTTAGATATCTCTTCTATTACTTTTTCTGGTTTTAGTATTTGCATTATGATGATCCTCCAAGGACTGTTCTAGGTTGTACTTCTAATATTGATGCTATAACGTGCAATTCATTTGCGTCAGCAGCCTGCACTTTAAGCACCTCACTTTCTTCCATAATTAAAGGTTGAGTTAAAAGTTCTGTAGATGCTTTAGATCCTATAGCTTTATCTTTAAATAAATTAAATATAGCACCACTAGAGTTTACTAAAGTTATTGTAATTGTGCTTCCTGACCCTGCATCCTCAGTTACTAATAATGATTTGACAACAGTTGTAGTTGCAGTTGGAACTGTATACAAAGTTGTGAGATCAGTTGTGGTTAAATCTACCTTTTTATTTTTAAAACTATTTGCCATTAATTTATAAAGAAGTTAAATGCTTCTATCTCCTCTTTTAGTTCTTCTTGAAAAGTAGTATTTAATTTTTCTATGATAGCATCAATATCTCTAACTTGTGCTTCTGCTGTTCCTAAATCATACTCTTCACTAGGTCTTGTTAATACTTGTACTATTTTTGCCATTATCTTCTTCCGTCTGGTTGTATATCTAATCTAAAAGTTCCTAATCTCCAACTTTGATTAGTTGATATGTTTTCTATTTTTAATGATACTGCTCTACCTCTTGCACGAGTATCTACTTTTTGTGTGCTAGATGTTATATCAAAAGGTCCAAGTGACGAGCTTGCTCTTGTATCATTTGGAAAATTTCTTAAATTTAATGTAACTCTTGTTGCACCTGTTTGTGAAATAAAGTCAGGTATAAATCTTCTAACTTTCATTAAGAACTCACCATCTCCTGCAAGCGTTGCAACGTTAGCTTGTGTTTGTCGTGTAATGTCAAAATCTCCAGAAGATATGTTTGCAAGTATTGCGGTTGTTGCTCCACCTCTAACTTGATCAGTCCCTGTTTCATGTTGATAGTATGTTGTTCTACCTTCAGTGTTGCCCACAACATCAAAAGAGGTATCATTTGCTGCATCGTATTCAGTAGCATGTGGGCTACCAAATACTGCAGAATCCTGCCACATTGTTCTTGCCAATGTTCCTACTGTCCACACTGGTCTTTGTGGTGAAGAATCAAAATAGTTATATGCAACCATTCTGTTTACAACAGAAGATGAGGAAGTTGGATAAAACCATAAGACTTCACCAAAAAGATTGTTTAGTCCAGCAGAAACCATTTGGTTACCGGACTCTAAATTTATATCATCAAATACATGATCCTCTACTAAGCAAGGTAATGACTCTAGTTTACCAGCGTATCTAAAAAAACCATTTTCTGACATCCAATATGCAGAACCATCAACTTCAACACATGCATTCTGTCCAACTAATCCACAGTTTGTGCCCACTTGTGAAAAGGCAAACGTAAATGGTTGACCAACAAAACGTTGTGTAAATAATGCAGTATCAGTCCAAACATACAATGCATCTCTACCACGAATAGCTCCTCTAATCTGTGATCCATCAGCCAGTCTTTGTGTTCCAGCTGTATTGGTTGCTGTTGGTGTGTATGTATTAATATCCTCTTGATCAGAGAATCTAATAAACATATCATCTTGAGTCCCAGTATCTCCTATTGTCGTTTCTGTTCCATAAAATACTAAGTGTCTATCAGGTGTTGATACAACCATATGTCTTGATGCAGTAGGTGCACCAGTTATAATTGTTGCTCTATTTGATGTTGCATCTGTTGCTGCAGAATTCCATTCAAAGCATGCGCTATCGTGTATTAAACAAATTGCTTTATCACCAAAATTATCTAGTGACCACATACCTGGCTCTAATACTAAATCTCCAGATGCAGCTTCACCCCAACCAACAAAAGTTGTTGTACTAGTAATTGTTGCACCTCCGCTGTGTGCTGCTTTTGTGGTTCCACCAACTTCTCTAGTTACACCTGTAAGTTCTCCTGTAGCTGCGATACCTGTATAAGATATTTCTTCACTGCCTATTTGTAAAAAGTTTGTGCCCGCGGTTGGAAATTGAGATGCATCTACTAATATAATACCTGTTGTTGCTGTATCTGTAATACCGTTTTGTAATGTGGTTGTTGGATTACCAGCAACTGTACCACCCCAAGATCCTAATGACCAACCAAAACCTTTTGCTTGCACAGCTGGTCCCACAGGATAATAGTGTTGCACTCTGATACCACCTGATGTTGTTGCACCAGATCCTGATTCATTTGATGGCATTGTTATAGTTAATGTTGTGCTTGTAGGCACAGTTGTAACCATAAATTTTTTGTCATTAAAATCTGCAGCTGCAAAATCAGAATTAGTAATAGATGAAAAATTATCTAATAGTATAATATCTTGTGCAGATATATTATGTGCACTAGAAAAAGTTATTGTAACTTCTGCTGATCCATTGGTCGTGGTGAATGCACTTGTAAGTGTTGTTGTGGTTTTAATAGGATGTATGTCATAATATACACCTCCAGAGAATGCATATAAAATTCTGTTTGTGCCTATAATAGCGTATTTTCTAGCTAAACTATTTACAAAGTGATGTAGTCCTCGACCAGCGCCTGTAAGATTACTATCTCCTAGCTGTTTCCAACCACCTATTTTTTCTGGAATACCATAACGAAACCTGACATTATCACAGTCTGTCCATTGACCTTCTGCTCCAGTGTCCGTAATCTGTTTGTTTATTCCTGGCTGAAAACCTATCTTTTGTAACATATAACCTCATTATATATTAAAAGGCCCAGCTTACAAACGAGTATCGCGTGCCTTTTGTTGTCTCTTTAACTTCATGTGGATACATAAAATTAGAAGGAAACAGTAGTATATCACCCGTTTTTAACTCAATTTTCTCTCCTCTGCAATAGAATTCAGAGCCCTCGTAATCCTCGTTTAGGTTGGCTACAATAGATATTAAAGGCACTCCTTTCATCTGACCATCAAATATACTGTGTATATGATCATAATGTTCTCTCATCATGGTGCCAACTGGATATCTGTTAAAACGTATAGGGCTAAATTTCGTGAGCCATGGTCCTTGAGTCTTGTCTCCTGGTACACTATGCTTTTCTTGATATTCACCTAATGCTTTAACTAAGTATGGTGTTATCTTTGCTTGTTGTTCTTTAGTGCAACTCATAACATCTAATTCTTTTGTAGGTTCAGATTCGTTTTTACCTGTTACATAATTATTCCAAGTGTGTTTTTTCCAAATACCTTTATTGCACTCATCTATTAACTCTTCACATAATTCTTTAGGTATGTGGTTCTTTACGTATATATAACTTTTAATTGTGCTCATTCATCATCCTCCTTATATCTAAATGTGTTAAAGATTGTTCTGATCCTAATGCATCTATGCTAAATGTATTAAAAGATATACTAATTCTATCCTCATCACCTTGGTTTATTGGAA